CTTGAATCTTGTGTGAATTTCTTCCTACTGTGCAGTTATTAGTATCAAAAGTTGCACCATAATCTATTATATGAACTTCATCTCCTCTTACAGCTGAAGCTGGAAGTGTCATTGTAAATGCAGATGAACTTGTATCAACAAAATATCCTCTACCTGCAACCATAGTTGTAGCACCAGTAACTACTGCTTGCCAATCTACTATACCACCAGTGTTAGCTGCAAGTTTTGGCTCAGTTACTGTTCCATCTGAAGGTGTTCCAATGTCTAGCACATTACCTAGTAACATGACAAAATCAATCGAGTCACCCGTAGCGAGATTTGAAGCAAACGTCAAAGTAGCTCCTGACACAGTAAACGATGATGTAGGAGCCTGCAAGATTCCATTTAATGACACCAACATGTGGTTCGCCGATTCGGGCGATACATTTGTACCACCTACTTGTAATGTATATGCTGCTTGTCCATTAACAACAGATATTGAATCACAAACTTGAAAATTACCTACAACGGGTTTTTTCCCTATATAAGACATGAATTACTCCTTTTTTTATTATGTATCATATTAATTAATTCCATACAAGCATATATCTCCAGCGTCTATGTTGCCTGAACTATATTTAAACTGTATTTCATCAATAGCTGAAGTAGTATTAAAGTAACCAGCACTAAAACTATGAACTGCTTGATCATTATTTATAACATTACTAAAACCTGCAATAAAATGTTTAACAAAAGTTGTACTGCTAGGATTAAATAAATGTAAATAACCAGATGTGGCTTGATCATTATCATTTCCTACATCCCTTGAAAGAGTCTCAAATGATGTTCCCTGTGCTTGATCAAATCCTGTCATATAAGATAAAGTTGCACCTGTACCATCTTCTCCGTGATAAGCATCAAAATGAGTTGATGTAATAGTTTCATTATAATCAGCTCCACCTGCAGCGTTCCCTTGAAATTGAAATTCTGCTCCATCGGTAGCTGGGTGCATATTATTAAAAGTAAATAAGTACTCCTTATAGGTATTATCTAAAACAACATCAGAAGTTCCATCAACGAAAGATAAAGTAGCAGATGAAGAAGCTGTCAATTTTTTAATAAAAACCATAGACCCACCACTTATAGAAGCTGAAAGATCATCGGCTCCAGAATCAAAACCTATGGCTTTATCAGCTACTGGTGTTACATTAAAACTATTATATTTTAATTTAGAAAGAGCCATTAGCTGTCCTTAATTCCGTAAAGTTTGATTGTCCCAGAATCAATATTTCCACTATCCATTTTAAATTGAAATTCGTCTATAGCAGAAGTGGTGTTAAAATAGCCTGCTGTATATAATTGGGTAGAAACTTTTGTTGTTCCAGCTTCCATTCCATTCATTCTTGCCATAAAATGCTTAACAAATGTAGTTGATGATGGATTAAAAATATATAATTCTCCTGATGCACTTCCATCATTAGCATTAGTTAAAGGTCCAGACAATTCTTGAAAGTCTGTTGTTTGTGCGTTATCGTAACCAGTATTATAACCCAATCCTTGATTACTGTCATTTTCTATATGATATGCTTGAAAATTTGTTGTAGTTATTGTTTCATTATAGCCACTTCCACCAGCAGCATTAGCTTGAAACATAAACTTTTTATCATCTGTAGCACCATGAATATTAATAAACACAAATTTATAAATAGGATATGTATTATCCAAAACTACATCTGACGTTCCATCAACAAAAGATAAAGTAGAACTAGAACTAGCTGTTAAAGTTTTAATTAATACCATGGAACTTGGAGATATTGAAGTTAAACCATCAGCACTAGAATTAAAACCCATAGCCTTACTAGCTACTGGTGTTACATCAAAACTATTATAATTATATTTAGTAAGTGCCATTAAGAAACTCCATACATTTTAATTGTTCCTGCGTCTATGTTATTAGATGAAAATTTAAATTGAATAGCATCTACGGCACTTGTGGTATTAAAATATCCCGCTGTGTAGCTATCAACACTATATGGTCCACCAGCAGCCATATAATTAGTTCTTGCTATAAAATGTTTTACAAAAGTTGTAGATGATGGATCGTATAAATGTAAAGTTCCAGCTAAACATCCATCATTAGCATTTTCACTTTCTCCATAAGCAGCTAAATCTTGAAAAGATGTTGATTGAGCAAGATCATCTCCAGTTTGATAAGTAAGTGTTGTATCACTATCTCCTTCATGATGTCCAGCTATAAACATTGTAGTAGTTTTAGTTACATTGTAGTTAGAGCCACTATCTGTACTACCATTAAATGAAAATCTTGTTGAAGCATGACTTGGATGAATATCATAAAACTTAAAAATATACTCTTTGTATGTACTATCAATTCCACTTGTAAAAGAAACTGTAGCTGAACTAGATGCAGTTTCAGTAGCTAACAAAACTAAACTACCACCAACGTCACCTGTTTCAAAACCATTTGGAGTTGAATTCCACTTTAAGGCTTTGCTTGCAGCGGCTGTGACGTTTAAACTGTTATAGTCGACTTTACTGAGAGCCATATTAGTACCCCCATAAACTTATCAAAAATTTTCCTGCAGT